GTCCGGTTTCCTGAAGTGGGTTCGTCCAAATGAACGCTTCGACTGCGTTGCGGGCGCGAATGAATGCCAGCGCGTCCTGTGTGCCGGCGTTGGAGACGCTCAGTTGCAGTGTCCACTTCTGAGGGTTGTTGTTGATGCCCTGCGCGGTACGCTGCTCGTAACCATCCCCGAACTTCGTCACGTTGACGGTCGGGGCCTGATCCAGCGAGCTTTCGTACTCGGGCAGCCATGTGAAGGTAGGTTTACTCATAGTTCATTCCTGACTTATCGCGCCAGCACGCCGCCTGGACGCTGTTGTGTCACCAGCTCTTCCAACACGACGCCCTTGACGCGCTGCGCGACACGTTTCCATGTCTCGGCATCGTCGCCTTTGGAGCTGGTGTTGTCCGTACCATTGGCCACGCTGATGCTGATGTAGACACCGCCCTGGCTGTTGTTGGTCGTGGTGTTCATGCCGGTCATCGTGACGGGGATGGTGCGACCATCTGGCAGCGGCACGTAGGCTTCGGGCGTGGCGCCCTCACCGAACAGCGCCACCTGCGGGCGATTGGCGATACCGCCGTTGGCATACATCTTCAGCGGCATGGAGCCAGCCGAAGTCATGATGCCGCCGTTGGCAAACGCGGCGCCGGCAGCCGAGGTTGTGGCCATTTCGCTCATGGCGGTCGTCACAGCGAAGGTCATTTCTTCCATCGCGGTCGTCACGCTGAACACCATTTCTTCCATCGCCAGAGACTGTTCGCCCAAGCTGCTGGTCGTAGCAAGCGACATTTCGCCCTGCGCGGTCGTCACGCTTGTTGTCATGGCGGTCATGGCTGTCTCGATCGCGGTGGTTTGCGCTGCGGAAGCCAAGCCTCCGCCCGCAGCACCCGCAGCACCGCCGGCAGCCGAACCAGTCAGACCCAGGGCGCCACCGATCGTGCTGCCCAGCGAACTGAACATACCAGTGATCGCCTCACCAAAGCTCTTCTTCATGTAGACACTGAGCAGGTCTTTGGCCATGCTCGCCACCATGTTCTTCCAGTCGACCTTCGTGCCGCTGATGACGTTCACGAGGTTGTCCATGAAGGTGGTGGCCCAGTTCGCACTGAGTTGGTTCATGGCGTTCACGGAGTCGCCCCACGTCTTGCGCAGCTCCATCAGCTGCGTGCGCATGGCGTCATCGTGGCGCTTTTGTTCCGCCGCGCGTGCATCGCCGGCAGCCTTCTGAACCACGTTCAGAGACTCCACCAGCTCTTTGCGCTTCTCAACGCTTTGGCCTTCCAGAGCGATCTGCTTCCAGATCGCCTCTTCTTGCTTGTCTTGCTCGGCCTGGATGCGAGCCAGGTTTTGCTTGTGTTCGTATTCCTTTGCCTCGGCAATGGTCTGGGTGGCCTTGACCTGCGCGGTCGTGGCGTCACGCAGCGCCTTCTTCTGGTCGGCACCGTAGACGAGCGCATCAGCCATCGCTTGATTGGCGAATGCTGCCGCACGCTTGGCTTGGAACTCAGTGAATTCGGTGCCTGCTTTGGCGATCGACTTGGCCAGCTCTGCGTAGTGCTTTTCCAGCGCCAGCATGCCTTCGGACTCTTTGACCAGACCTTCCGACGAGTAGCGCATCCGAGCGGCGTTCAAGTCCTCGAGGGTCTTGGCTTCCTGCTTGGAGGCGTCATTCATCGCCTTTTGCTGCTCTTTCACGGCAGGCAGTTCGGCAGCGTAGTTGATCGCCTGAAGAATCATCTTCTTTTGCGCTTCGCTGACGTTTTGCAGACCGCCGACGAACTCGTCGATGTCGCCCTTACCTGCCTTGAGCTGCTTCAGAAAGTCCGCGACCGCCGTCTGGCGCTGCTTCATGCCACCCACGTAGTCGCGCTTGGTCGTGCCGTCGTCGTTCTTGCCCAGCGACTCGTCAAACTTGCCCTCGGCCATGTCGCCGAGCACCTTGACCGCTGCTTCATTGCGCAGCGCAGCCATGTCGCGCACGCCGTCGATGCTGGCTTCCAGCTTCAACTTGGCTTTGTCCAGGTCATTGGCCAGCGTAGTCACGTAGCGCAGCAGCGGGTTGATCGGACGATCGTTGGCTTCCTTGCCGCGAACGTCCACGGTGCCCAGCGTGCTGGCTTGGACGTTCTGTTGGCGAGCCTGCTTGACCTGCTCATCCAGGAACAGCTTCTGAGCGGCCAGCTCCTTTTTCTTGGCAGCGTCCGTCTCGGTCGCGATCATCGCATCGACTTCCTTGGCTTTGACCAAGGCGTAGTCCAGAGCAGCCTGATTGGACTGCTTGATGAGCACGTTGCGGGCGTTGATGTAGGGCTGACGGATCGCGTCTTCACGCGGGCCGGACAGCTTCTGGCCACGGGCGGCCAGCGCGTCTTTTTCATCCTTGACGGCTTTTTCCTCATCCTGAATGGACTTGGTGGTGCCCTCGCGGAAAATCTTTTGCTTTTCAGTCGATTCGCGCTCGTATTGGCGACGGTACAGGTTCACCGCTTCCTGCGAACCCTTCTCGCCCTCGAGTTTTTGCTGTTCGGTGCGGGTGTTGGTGGCGATTTCCAGCTCGCGACGTTGGTCGGCGATCTGCTTGCGCAGCGACTCTTTGTACGCCTCGATGTCGCCAAGGCCGTCCTTGCCTACGAAACCAGCGTCTTTGGCGCGGGATGCACTTTGGCGACTATTGACGTTGCTTTCCAGCCGCGCAAGAATCTTCTCCTTGGTGGAAATTTTGTCTTGCAAGTCTTTTTCGGCTCGCTTCGCGCCTTCAAGGTCATCTTTCGAATAAATGCCGTTTTTGGTGCGCTCAACGATTCGAGCGAACTCTTCCCAGCGGTTCATGTACTTGTAGAGCATGTCGCCCAGCGTGAACAACACGCCGATCGCCAGACCCACCCAGCCACCAAAAGCGTCAAACACCAGTTTCAGGCCGGTCATGGCGCGACCCAGCATTCCCACACCCATTGCCGCAGCCGAGGCCGCAGCCGCCTTCTCATTGAGCAGACGGGCGTTGTTGCGGAAAAAGTCAGCGGTCAGCGCAGCCGCCGCAGCGTCCGCAGTCTGAGCAGTGGTGTGTGCGCGTTGTGCTGCAATGGCACTGAGCAGCGCAGCTTCTTTCGCTTTGAGCGCGTCGATCTCAGCTTTGGTTGCAGCGACGGTGCCCGATAGCACCGAAGCGTTGTTGGCAATGCGCATCGCTTCGGCGTTGGCAGCAGCGGCAGCAGCAGCCGAGCCAGCCTTCTTGCGGCGCAGTTGGGCTTCAGCTTCCAGCTCGGCAGCCATCTGCTGCATCAGGAACTCTTGCTGAAGCGTATTCAGTTGTTGGTAATGCGCAACACGATCAGCCAGCTCTGTGGCCAGCGCTGCGCGTTCCTTCTCCATCTTGGTGATGGCGATCTGCGACGCCTTGGCAGCCGCAGCGTTTTGTGCATCGGTTTCCTTGGCCAGCAGCGCCTGCTTCTTCAGGAACGCCGCTTCCGTAGCAGCGATCTCTTCGGTGATGAGGCGCAGCTTGTCGGCCTTGGCCGCGTTTTGTGCGGCGATCTCTTCGCCGTACTTGCCGATGCGCTCGTTGATCGACTTCTTGAAGGCTTCGCCGAACGCCAGAATCTTGTTGGCGGCAAAGTAGGCCAGGTACGCCTCGCCCGCCAGCTTGATGGTGTCCCACCACTTGATCGTGAAGTCCACCACGATGCGCATGGCTTTGACCACCGACGCCAAGTCTTCACCCAGCTGGTTGGCGAACTTTTTGGCTTCGTTGGTGCCGAACAGGTCAATGATGTGCTGAATCTCTTCTTTGGCTTCTTTGAAGAAGCTGCCCTTGCCGACTTCAACCTTCCACAGTTCGAACTTGGTAGACAGCAGCGAGAGCATGCCCGTCCAGCTGTCCATCATGGCCGCCGCCGCGCCATCGTTCTCGTAGCGCATGACGGTGAACATATTCTGGAGCGAGGTCGTGGCACCCACGGTGCCTTGCTTGACCATCGCGGCGAACTTTTGCAGCGACACGCCCGAACCTTGGGCCATCAGGTTGATCGCGTTGGGAACGGCTTCACCCAGCTGCTGACGCAATTCTTCCATCGAGATCACGCCCTTGCCGGCCATCTGCTGAATCGCGATGGAGGCGCGGTGCATGGTGTCGGAGGTGCCACCGAAACGGGCGACCGAATCCGACAGCGCTTGCAGGCTGCCGTTGGTGGGGTCGATGCCCGCCGATTTGAGCTTGACGAACGAGTCCGTCAGTGTCTTCACGTCAAACGGATTCTTCTGGGCCATGTCGAACACGAACTTGGTGTTCTTGATGGCGTCCAGTTGTTTGCCGGCTTCGGTGGTTTCCTTGCTCATGCCCTTCATCAGAAGGGTCATGCGCTCCATCTCGCCGGAGGATTTCAGTACCGCAGTGGGCAGCGACAGAAAGATGTCATGAACGTCTTGAATGGCGAAGCGCATCAGCGATGCGGTGCGCACAACGTCATGGAACTTTTGACCCAGACCTGTGAAGTGCTTCTCGAGCGCCTGGCTGGAGGTGGCGGTTTGGTCGAGCGAACGCTTCAGCTCCTGGATTGTTTGTCCGGCCTTTTGCGTCTGAATCGTAAACTGACCGTTGTCCAGGGTCAGCAAGACTTTGATTTCACCACCTACCATTGCACTTCCTTCACAGTTCTGCTGCCATCATCTTCAGTTCGGAGAACCCTTTCTCATCCCGATCGACATCCAACACTGGGTTGTCGGTCATCACCAAGCCAATCTCAAGCACAAGGCGCTCTTGATGGTTTTCGATGCCCTCGGCGCTTTGGGAGGCTGTCGCCACCATCAGCGCACGCATGTCGTTCTCTGCACGCACGCGGCGAATGTTGCCGCTGAACAACCAGAACGCGCGAATTGGCATTGCCAGCACGTCCTGATATGACATTCCGTAGAAGTGGCTCACCTGACAGCAGAGGAAACCGAAGTCGATTTCCCGTTCAGGCAGGCCGCTTACACGTTTCCCTGTTCACCTTCAGCGGCAGCAACGATCTTGGCGGGGTCTTCCCCACGAATGAACGAAGTCAGGCCGCGCAACTGATCGAGCGACAGGCTCATCAGCACCTTGGGGTCAATCTCAGGAATGGCACGCTGGATCAGCTCCACCGTCGCCTTCAACTGCACCGCATAGCTGGTTTCCTTTTCCATCTGCTCGGCCACACGGGTCGTCTCGATGAAGTCGTCAACCGACATCTCCTTGATCTTGTAGACCGTCTCGCCAATCTGAACTTCGCGTGTCTCTTTGGCGCTCAGTTGGTTCAGGTTCAAAAGTTTTGTCATGTGTACTCCTATGTTTCACAAAAGAAAAAGCCTCGCACTAGGCGAGGCTTATTCTATAACAGATAAGTCAGTTGTGAAAGAGCTTATGCCCCAACAGTGAACAACTTTCCGCCGTTTGCCGAATCAGGGTAGCCCATGAATTCGACGTTGTAGATGCGCTCGTTTTCCAGCTTGTACGCGAAGTTCAACGCGCCAGCGGTAGCGGCCAGAGGAATCACGAAATCTTCAGACTTGTCCGAAGCTGGGCGACCCACTGGGTGCAGACGCAGTTCTTTGGCCACTGTCAGCAAGTCAGTGCCGATGCCGGTTGTCACGTTCACAGACTTGGTAGTCGTGTCCGCACCGCCCGACAGCGTTGCACCCGACAGAGTGACCTTTGCGCCCGCAGTGCCAGCACCCAGGGTGAAGGCGTTGCCGTCAGCAGTCTTCACACCGTTTGCGCCGAACAGAGCCGCACCGTAAGTCACCGACACCACAGCGCCAGACGCGCTGTACTGGGCTTGAGCCACGGCCACTTCAGTCGAAGCTGTCAGCACGGCAGCCAGGGCAGCAGCCGTTGCGGTGGCAGTTGCGCCGATCGTCACTTCGTCGGCAGCGGCAGCGGCTGTCTTGAAGGTGATGGTTTTGCCGTTGACAGTGATCGTGTCATTGGTCGAAGGGTTGGTCGCGATGGTGATGCTGCCTTGAGCAACGGCGCCGCCAGTGGACAGCAGTGTCGCGCCAGGCATGATCGCAACCATGTTTTCCAGAGTCGTTTCAGCCAGGGGAACCTTGGCGTTCACGTCACGACCCATGATGTATTCGTTCACGGTAGTTTTACCGAACTGATCGACGTTCACTTTGTGGGTGTCTGTCTTCACAGTCACTTCCACGCCGCCTTGGGTGTAACCCAGGTCAACGCCGTCAAAAATCACTTGGCAGACGCCAAGCTTCACGTTTTTGGTACTAGATGCCATTTCTTTTCCTTTGCAAAGGGGATTTCTTTAAGTCACGATTGACTTAGCCGGTGCCCGCGACTCTACCACAGATTGACCATTTTGTCCAGCCCCAGGCTTACAGGAAGTCTTGTGCCACCTGAATCAGCCGGTTCATCATTCCGCTGGAGGCTATATCGGCGGCTGCGCGTTCCAGATACATGCCACCGACCATTTCGTTTTGGCCTTCCTGTTTGGCCTGCGAGTTTGGCCCCAGGTTGTAGGGGCCATACGGAGTCAGATGCTCGTGCATCAGGTAGGCGTAGCGGCGAATGTCTCGCCCGTCATGACCCTTCATGTCCAAGTCCACAAACACCGAGTACGACTTCCGCGCAAAGCGGCCTGCATTGTCACGACCGCCACCCAGCGTTTCCACCTTGATGGCTTCCTCGAGGTTGCCGTGGTCGATCGGTGCGTATTTGCGAGCCAGGTCACGAATGGCGTAGGCTTCTTTTTTCATCTGAGCGGCCACCCCTTCGGTCGCCTTGTCGCCCAGCTGCGTCAGCAGAAACTGGAGTCGCTCGACCCCTTCAACTTCCATACCCATAGGTTGCTCCTACGAAGTTGGCGTCGAACTTCACCTGAATCTCGTAGAAGTTGCCCTCCGAGACAGGGAATGTGACGGGCAGCGACTTGGGGCGCACGTACTTGTAGTGAACGCCGTCAATCGCGGTTTCAAAAAAGCACAGCGCCGTCATCACGCTTTGCATGAGTGCGGCTGCCGCAGCGTAGTCGTGGCCACGCACGATCACGTTGAACTCGGTCTTGTAGTAGCCAGGCAGCTCGTGGTCGATGTGGGTGCCATTGAGCGGACTGCGCAGCAAGATGCCGTTCTTGCACTCCATCGGCATGAAGTTGATGAACAGCGTTTTGCCCTGCACACCGAGGTTGTTCCCCTGAAGCTTGTTGGCGATTGGCATCATGTCCATGTTCAGCTCCAGACGGTCGCGGTGATTTCGTAGTGGTCCAGCTTGCCCGACACGCTGTGGCGCGGGAATTTGGAAGCGATGCGCAGCGTGGCGCCCGACACCTCGATGATGTCGTCGATGTTGGCCACCGTGGTGGCTGCCAGCAGAATCACTGAATCGGCCGTCAGTTCACGGGCGTTGCCGCGCGAGGCTGATGTGTCCGCGCGAACCGAAGTCTTCAGGCTCTTGATGTCCAGCTTCACGATGGCGCAGCGCTCGGTCACGCGCTTGGCAGGCAAAGGCTTGCCGTACACATCGGTTTCACCCGACGACACGGAGATGATGCAGGTCAGGTTAGGCCGGAACATGGTGCGTGATGAAGGCTGTCGAGTTGTAGTGGAACATCAGCTTGATCTGCTCGAAGCTCTTGTAGCCAGGGGTCTGGCCAGAGATCGAAAAGACGGTGCCGTGCCCCACATGCTCGGGGTTGGGGTAATTGACTTGTGCCAGGTCGCTGGTTTGCGCAATCTGCGCCAGCGTGAACTCAATCCAGCTTTGGTAGGCGTAGTTGCGGGCTTCAGCTAGCAGGTACGAGGCTGCATCGAACGAGCGACCCTTGGGAGTCTTGATGCGAAAGTCGGGATTGGAGAGCTTTTGCTGGAGCAGAAGTCCGATGGCGCCGTGCGCTTCTTTGACGCCGGCCAGTGTGTTCTGAGCGCCACCCTTCATGCGCTGCATGAGCGTGTGAATGTTTTGCGCAGCGATATTCGAAAGCTCGCGCTTGAACCGCGCAGAACGCACGTCAGAGTCCGCCAGCGGGTATGACTGTGCGAAGTCGTCAACGCGTGCGGAGGCGCTGCGCAAGAAGGTTTTCGCAAGCGCGGCACCCTGCTCTTGCATCTGTCGCACCATGTGGGGGCTGACCTCGGCGCCAGGCGCCATCAAGGTCAGGTAACGCCCCGCAAGCGCGAACAGAAACAGGTCGTAGTCCTGCTTCAGTTTGGTTGCGAAGTCATCGAAGATCATCCCGCGCGTCCAATCCGCTTGGCGAAGGTCACGTAGTAGCTCAGATAGCCCAAAGCACGGCGACACACGGGCAAACGCAGCGGTACGCCGGCGGTGCGGAACTTCTGGGTTGATTCACCGATCGTCTCCTCCACGATGCCACCCATGCGCTTGTCTTCGTCGGGGCTGCCACCCAGGATGGCGTTGGCTTCGACGATTTGCGCCAGGCGAAGCTGACGCTTGAACTTTTCGGGCAGCGTGGCAAATTGCGTGGCGTTCAGGATGGCCAGGTTGCCGTTGAAGATGAACAGGCTGTTGCGAGCCACGTAGCTCGACTGAAACTGACCCTCTGGCACGTAGGCCAGTTGGTCTTGGCCAAAGTTCACGTTCGAATTGAGCAGGTTGAAGTTCAGTTGCACCACATGCTCACGGGCATCCATCAGTGCTTGAATCTTTTGCTGGTCGCTGGCGGCGTCCCAGGCGGGGATGTTGGGGATGTCCAGTGCCGTCAGTTGCGCCTGAGCAAAGCTCTGGAACGTGTTGACCGCCATTTGCAGCGGGTCGGTGACTTCCACAGCGTAGTTGCGGCTGAACGCGACGGTGCCCGAGGCGGTGACGCAGTACAGCTCCACCGATCGGATTTCACGGGTGTTGCCGGCGGCAACCGTATTCAGGCTGCCAGGGATGACGATGGTCGCTTGGGTGTCCTGAGCCGCAAAGTCGGGCACACCGATGGTAGCCACCAGTTCGGTGCCGTCTTGGTTGATGACGCGGTAGGTGGCCGAGGTGACTTCCAGGGCATTGCCCGAGGCGTCAACCAGATCGACCACCAAGGTCACGTCCGTGCTTTGCAGATAGACATCCAGCGCCATGACTTACTCCCCTGTCTTGGCGGCTTGCGCCTTCATGATGCCGGCGATCAGACCCACGATGGAGGTGCCTTTGACCGACAAGGTGTCTGCAACGGTACGCAGACCCGCAATGCCTTCCTTGTCCGCGATGGCAGCCAGGCTGTCTTCGGTGTAGGTCGGGATTTCGCTGACCACTTCGGTGCCCTCGGGCGCCTGGGTCACTTGGCCAGCCTTCTCTTC